CAAGGTCAAGCAGTACAGCCCGTACCATGGCAAGTTCCTGAAGCCAGACGGAAAGAAGACCTATGACCTGTTCGAACACGTCGTGCGCGGGGATGCCGGTGATGGCGTTCCGAACATCCTGAGTGATGAAGACACATTCATGGTCGAGGGCAAGCGTCAGAAGGCCATGAAGGCAACTGATGTAGACAAGTGGCGGGCACATGGACTGAACAATCCAGAGATGTTCTGCAAGAACGAGGCCATGCTCAAGCGCTTCGAACAGAACCGCAAGGTCATCGACTTCCGCATGATCCCGGATGATCTCGCCAACAAGATCGTCGAGGCTTACAATGCGGCCGAACCTGTCCGTGGCAAGATGCACACGTACCTGACAGGCAACCGCCTGACCAAGATCATGATCGCAGGAGGTTGGTGATGCCACGGTACGATTACCGTTGTTCGAATGGTCATGTCCAGGAAGAGCAGCACAAGATCGCTGAGCTCGACGTGAAGGTGATCAAGTGCAAGGAATGTGATGAAGTGATGGAACGATTCATCGGCTCTGTCGATTACGCGTTCATGACTCCCGAGTCCCTCGGCCGTCGCAAGGCACCAGAGGATTTTCGTAATTGGCTATCGATGGTGAAGAAAGCACATGACAGACCTGGTCAACCTTGCGGAATCAAGGATCACTGAGCTACGAGAACTCGTAGCAAATTTCAATGGTCGACCGCTCGCGAAATACCCCGGCGTCACCCGCGTCCTTTCGGCAACGAAGGACCAGACTGGGCTTGATGCGTGGCGTGGTCGCGTTGGTCATGAGGAAGCTGACCGAATCGTCGAGGAATCGAAGAAGATCGGAACGTCGCTTGACACCATCTTCAATGACTCGCTGACCAAGGAAGATTTCTCGCTGGATTCCTACAAGGGTGAACCCGGCGTTCGACTGTGGCGTCAGATCCAGCAGAACATTCGCAAGATCAATCCTGTGGCTGTTCAGATGAAGGTCTGGTCAGACACGATGGGTGTGATGGGATATCTGGATTGCCTCGGCTTCTACAACGGCGAGCTTTCACTGATCGACTGCAAGAACGCGAAGAGCGAAAAGACTCCGGAACACCTATTCGACTACCACCTGCAATGTACCGCCTACTCCATGTGCATCTACGAGATGCTCGGTATTCAGGTGAAGCAGATTGTTCTGCTGATCGCACGTCGAGACCAACCATTCCCACAGGTCTCGATCAAGCGAACCAAAGATTATGTGCGTGACGTTATCACGCGCGTTGATGACTATAAGAGGATTTCATGAAAGGCTACGCAATCGTCCATTGCATCATCTCCGGCGTTCAGTGCGGAGTGCAAGGCGCACATGCGCTCGTCGAGCTGTGCCACAAGTATCGCAACCCGCGGCCAGGCACACCTGAGCATCTGGCTCTTGTCTGGGCGAAGTACGACAAGACACTGATCTATCTGAACGGTGGCCCATCCATCAAGCTCTACAAGCTGCTCACGCTGCTCGAGAGTCCAGAGAACCCTTACCCTTACGCATACTTCAAGGAGTCGTTCGACTTCGCTGAAGGTCTGCTGACGGCAATCGCTGTGACGCTTCCTGAGGAGGGCGTCATAGAGGATCAGGCTCTCATTGACATTGCACCCGAATTCTACTATCATCTAAAGGGTGTACTCAATAATCTGAGGCTTGCTACATGACATATTCCGAACAGATCCTAGAAGAGCTGATTGCGATTGCACGTCGAGATCAGAGCAATCTCTTCGAGGCGGCTGCTGACTACTGTGAAGATCATGACCTCGACCAGGTTGAGTTCATCAAGTCTCTGGATGACGTTGTCGTTCAGCGAATCAAGATGAGCGCCATGGACGAAAGGAAGGTACGGCGATGCGTTCAAGAACCACGAGTGGGGCTGCTCTAGATTCAGCTCTTCGGGCGTTCAAGAACTACGTCGGCATCAAGATCCATTTCAACGACGCGATGGTTTGGCGTCGAGGATCACCTCTGAAACTCAACGAGGCGACGTTGCTCAAGCGCCGCGATTCATATCTATTCACCAGGATGGCTGAAACCTACCCTGACGAGAATGAACAGTGCGAACTCTACGTCACGATGTTCAAGGAGAATCAATCTGCTTGGATCGGAGAGGCGTTCGAGCACGAGACAAAAGTCGCCCATCGAAACAGGATGGCGGTTGTCAACTCACTGAGCTATGCGTTCAGGTCTGATATCGATCGGATCGTGGACTACATGGACTGGAAAGGTTTGACAATCAAGCAAGCGTTTCTTCCAGCTGAAGGTCTGTCACCTCCGATCGTATCGGACGAGGGCAACATCATCGGCGGAATCAAGGACGAGACGTATGCACTGCTGAACAAAGCGTTGGGATTTTGCTCGCGCCCAACCCTGGATCCACTCTGGAACAGTCGAGCTTTCATGTTGGGTAAATATCAACACTGGCTACCCTTCGACGATAAAAAGATCGAGGACGGAATCAGTAAAATCGTAGCATGCGAGAAGAGGCGATCTGCCCGTACGCAAACACAACAAGGAGAAAACGATGTCATTCGCACAACTGAAGAAAGCAAGTGGTAATTTCGCTGACCTAACCCAGAAGCTCAAGGCTGCATCGAGCGGAGGTCAGAACAATGAGAAGGACGACCGTTACTGGGGTCTCACCGTAGACTCCGCAGGCAACGGTTACGCCGTGATCCGATTCCTCCCAGCGCCAGAAGGCGAGGAGACGCCCGTCGTGACGATGTTCAGTCACGGTTTCAAGGGCCCAACCGGCAAGTGGTACATCGAGAACTCGCGCACGACCATCGGCGAGAACGACCCAGTGTCTGAGGCCAACTCGGAACTCTGGAACACCGGTCTCAAGGAGAACCAGGAGATCGTACGCGAGCGCAAGCGTCGCAAGCACTTCATCTCGAACATCCTGGTTGTCAAGGACCCAGCGAAGCCAGAGAACGAAGGTAAGGTCTTCCTGTACAAGTACGGCGCGAAGATCATGGGCAAGCTCGAACTGGCTCTGAACCCAGAGTTCCCAGACGATCCGGCTTTCGATCCGTTCGACATGTGGGGCGGCGCGGACTTCAAGCTGAAGGCTCGCAAGGTGGACGGTCAGCGCAACTACGACTCGTCAGGTTTCGACGCTGTTGCACCGATCTTTGGTGGAGACGACGCAGCACTCGAGAAGCTGTGGAAGGCAGAGTACAGCCTCCAGGCCGAGGTTGCTCCTGACAAGTTCAAGAGCTACGACGATCTGAAGCGCCGCTTCGAACAGGCCATCGGCAAGGTGGCACCAACCTCGACCGTCCGCAAGGCGGAAGTGGCAATGGAGACCGCGACTCGCGAGACTCCACGTGAGACGGTCGCAACTCGTTCGGCTCCGGTCGAGACAGGGTCAGCACCGTTCGACACGGTCGAGAGGTCCGTCGAGGATCGCTTCGCGCACCTGCTCGAAGACTGATCGTTGATTGAAAGAGTTTCGGGAGTCCCTTGACTCCCGAGCTCCTTTCCTATATCATGGTAGGACTATGACAGAACTCAAACACCTAATCATCGACCTCGAGACCCTCGGGCTCGCCTCTGACTGCGTTGTCCTATCCCTCGGCGCTACCGTGTTCACTTTCGAGACTGATCGTCCGAACGACTACGGACAGTACGTCCTGGACGGCTTCTACGTCAAGTTCGATGCCCGTGACCAGGTGGCGCGATGGAAGCGTACAATGGATGACGACACCATCGAATGGTGGAGGGGTCAGCCAGAAGACGCTCGAGCTGTGACCCGGCCAAGCCCCGTCGACGTTCCGCTCCTGGAAGGTATGGATCAATTCAACACATGGATCCGGCAGTCCGGCTACAACTGGAAGGATTCGTTCGTCTGGTCTCGTGGTACGTACTTCGACTTCCCCAAGCTCGAGCACATCTACAAGCAGATCGGAATCAAGCCCGGCTACAACGGATGGAAGATTCGAGACACGAAGACCTACTGTGACGTCCTCACAGGTGGCAACTCCGGCGTCTACCGCCCGAAGACTACTCCGACCGAGTTCATCAAGCACCACGCCCTGCACGACGCTGCGCTCGACGCGTACCGTCTGGTGGAGCTCTTTCAACTTCACGCATCCTGAGGAATATCATGAGCCAGACCTTTGACCCCGCTGTCCTGAACGACCCCGAAATCTCCACCCAGATCAAGGGTGTGTTGAAGGACGTCAGCAACCTGATGACCATCGCTGCAAGCAACCGCACCGCCATCGCTGAGAACTACAAGGCGCTCGCCGAACAGACTGGTGTCCCGAACCGCATCCTCCGCAAGCTCGGCCGTACCTATCACCGCAACTCCTTCCAGGACGAGCAGGACGACGCAGAGCTGTTCGCTGAAGCGTATGAGCAGGTGTTCGGCTTGCCAGTCGAATGAGTGCCGGGGCCCAGCAGCTCACAGAAGGCCTTCGACGTTCGAACGCAAGACACCTTGCTCAAGGTGGTATTCGAGTACAGACCCCAACAAGTAACGAAACAGAACGGCCCCTAAACGGGGCCGTTCTTTTGACTTGACACACGAGACCGGTTATCGTACAATAAGAGTGTGGTAAACGAAACCAAGGAGCAAGACATGATCGAGGTCGATACCTACTACGAAATCCACTACGGTCCGAAGCCCATCAAGGATCGCGAGATTCGTCGTTTCAGGGATTACACGCCGGCGAACCATTTCTACCGCGAGAAGAGCAAAACGATGCACTGCAATGTGTTTCTGGTAGAGGTCGGGACCCGGACAAAGAGGATGAAGCTCATCTAAACGAAACTGAACGGCACCTAAACGGGGCCGTTCTTTTGACTGAAATCTCTTGACACTCGATACTGTTTGTCGTATCATATGACTATGATGAAGCTGACCAAGGCAAGCAAATGAGTTCCATGGAATACCGGATGGACTACCAGACTCAGACTCGCGGCGCGAACTCCGACGAGTACCAGATCTACGTGGAATGTGCTCGATCGCTCGGATGGGAGATCAAGAGCTACGACGAATGGCTTAACAGCTGAAGGAGAAACAGATGATCATGTTCTACGTTATGCTCGCAGTTCTGGCACTGTTCGCTGGTCTCAACTGGAAGAAGGATCGGACGTCGTCCTTGCTCTTCCTGATCTTGATCGGCCTGTGGTTGCTGATGTACGCAATCTTCGGTGTGGCCCCCGATGGAGTGATCGACTGATGGGCGACCAATCGAAGGTGCCGGTGCCGGGGCCGGTGACTCTGACCCGCGCGCAACTCTGGAAGGCATTCCAGAAGGTCTGGAACGAATACTGCACAGCATTCGAACGGGCGAACTTCGCCCGAGATGCTGCGATGGCAGAAGCTCGTGAGAAACTCAGCCCTGAAACCTTCAAGCTGCTCACCGGAGAAACCAAGTGAACACGAACGAACAGATCGCGCTTGTCGCCTTGAACAATATGTTCAAGAAGGGTCATATGGACATCTGCGTCATCCGCACGGTGGCTAACATCCTGAAAGTCATCCCGGAAAAGGACACCTTCGACCAGCTGCGGGCGCTGCACTGTGTCGACTGGTCAGACATGCCTCGGAGCCTCTACAACGAGATTCCGAACATGATTAAGACCTGCCTGGGTGGCACGACAACCCATCGCTTCATTCTGGCCGATGACCAGCCTGAAATCCTGAACGCGGTCGTCTCCGAGCGCGGCGGGACCAAGCAGTTCGGCTGCCCGGCTGAGAAGAAGCCGCTCCTGAGCCGTTGGCTCACTGGTTGAAACTGAACGGCCCCTAAACGGGATCATCTGGGCGCTTGACACTCGATACTGTTTGTCGTATCATATGACTATGATGAAGACAACCAAAGGAAACCAGTAATGATCCTCTTCTACGTGATCCTCGCGCTCCTCGGCCTGGCCGCCGCTCTCAACTGGAAGCGAGACCGATCGACCTCCGTTCTGTTCCTGTTGCTCGGAGCCCTCTGGATCGGATTCTACCTGGTCTTCGGCGTTGCTCCTCCGAACATGGTGGACTGACATGATCAACTTCATCAAGACAGCCATTCGTAGGGCCCGCGCTCGAAAGCTCGCTGAGACTGCGCGACAGAAGATCTTCTGCGACGCGCTCGTCGGGAACTACGACGAAATGCAGCGGGATCGTCTGGAGCGATACTGGTTCCGGATGGACAACATCGCCTGCGGCTTCCCACCCTTCACCCCGAGGTTCTGAACATGTCGTCGACACCCAAGACTCAAGTCACCGTTTCCGCCATCACCTCAAGCCTGCCATTGACGCTGGCCTTGTGATCGTCGAACCTCGCATGGTCTGGGTGAACGACGGGATCCCTGGGATCTCAGAAGTCCGAGTCAAGTACGAGATCGATCAAGAAAACGCTTGACATCTGATCTGAGATATCGTATCATTAAGTACCATATGGAGACGGAGAGTCTCCCCACCGCAACGGAAGGAGTTTCCAATGCCCTGTCAAATTTCTGCTTTGCGGCGCGCCCAAGAAAGCTTCATTGCTTCTGATTTCTTCCGCTTCGTCTCTTCTGATGTTTTGTAACCCTGTGTTTTCAACCGATCCCAAGCAACCTTATTTCCTATTGAGATGTTGGCCTTTCGTTCTGCGCTGAACGCGGGCCTAGAATGCGGAGCCTTAGGTTTTCGCATTTTAGCACGGACGTCTTCACGGCGTGCGGCATTGTTGAGACTCATCGAGCGCTTTGATTCGTCGGTGTGTTGCCGACCATAGAAAGGATTCCCTGCACCTGAATACCTCAGACTTCTTGACTTTGCGGCCTTCTCTCGCAACTTCCCATAAAGTTTCGAATTGAATTTCGAACTCTTCGGGATTTTGAAGGTTCCACTTATGATCTTAGAGAAGGCATTCAACATCTTCGACTTATGTATAGGGTCACAACACATCCTCGTCAAAAGAAGATGCATAAAAACATGCTCACGCGACGAAAGACTCACAACATTTCTCTTTGAGTTCGACCCTCCAATCGACTTTGGGATGATGTGGTGCTTTTCTTGATAAGCTTCAGTTGATGGATGAGTCTTTCTGAATTCGACCAGTTCAAAGTAATACTTAGTAAACCGGTTTTCGTAGAACATCATATGGAGGAGTTCCTATGAACAATGATAAACGTATTTACGATTTGGCAGTCCTGATAGGCCGCTTCCAACCATTCCACAAGGGCCACCAGTCGGCCATCGAGAAGGCACTCAGCACCATCGCTGACCGTGTCTTGATTCTCGTGGGTGACACGGGTGGTCCTCGTTCCATCAAGAACCCCTGGACCTTCGAAGAGCGCCGTGAGATGATCATGCGCAGCTTCAACCAGCATGACGCTCTGGTCTGGTGTGAACAGATCCTCGACTACCCGTACAACGAGCAGGACTGGCTGGCGGAAGTCCAGGCGGCCGTCTCGGACTACGTGAACTCCTTAAACATCGGACGTGTCGAACCGAAGATCGTACTGGTCGGCCACGAGAAGGACCACTCCAGCTTCTACCTCAAGAAGTTCCCGCAGTGGAAGTTCATCGACACCGGGTTCGCCGACACCGGCATGATCGACGCGACTGCGATCCGCGAGTTCTACTTCGAGAATCGGATGCAGTACGCAAGCGGCGTGCTCAACACGCCCGTCCTGTCCTACCTGGAGTTCGTGAAGAACCGCAGCCCCGAGGTGTTCTCGGAACTGTGCTTCGAGTACGACGCGATCCGCAAGTATCGCCGTTCCTGGGCAGCTGCTCCATTCCCTCCGGTCTTCGTGACCACTGACGCTCTCGTCATCCAGTCGGGTCATCTCCTGATGGTCAAGAGGGGTGAACGCCCCGGCAAGGGTCTCTGGGCTCTACCTGGTGGCTTCATCAATCAGACGGAGTCCATCGAGGACTGCGCGCTCCGTGAGCTGATCGAGGAAACTGAGATCAAGCTCCAACCCGAAGTCCTGCGGCGGTGCATCAAGCACGTCAAGGTGTTCGATCGGGCAGGCGGCGTCTCGAGCGCGGATCGAGGCCGCATCATCACCCACGCGCATCTGATCAAGCTGGACGATTCCAAGGAACTACCGAAGGTTCGAGGGGCAGACGACGCGGAAGAGGCGAAGTGGGTGCCGCTCAGCGAGATCGATCCGCGCCAGATCTTCAGTGACCACGCTGCAATCATCCACGCGATGTTGGGGAGGCTGTAATGGTGTCGAAAGCAAAAGCAAGACACGAAGACGACGATCTGGATCGCGCACCGGCACCCTGGCGGTCGCCCGCAAAATACTACCCCGGCTATGTGATCCAGGACTTCTGGAAGATGGACGATGACGAGTTCGAACCTAGCATCGCGGACTTCCGAGAAGCTCCGACGATATAACCAATCATTATTACAAATCGCTTGACTTCCGATAGTGAATCTCGTACCATACGAACTATGAAGAACATCAACCACTGACTAAGAAAGGAGTTTTCTATGTCGAACCCGATTCTCGCAACCGACAGTTACAAGTTCAGCCACTACAAGCAGTACCCGAAGAACACGAGCTTGATTCGATCGTACATCGAAGCCCGAGGCTCCCAGATCAAGGGAGTCGACGAAGTGGTCTTCTTCGGTCTGCAAGCCTTCATCAACGAAGTCCTCTCCAAGCCGGTCACGATGCGTGACGTGGATGCCGCCGAAGCGCTCGTCACGAAGCACGGCTTCGAATTCAATCGCCGAGATTGGCAGCTGATCGTCAACCGCCACGGTGGCTTCCTCCCGATCAAGATCCATGCAGTTCCGGAAGGTACTCCAGTCCCGTTGAGCACTCCGATGTGTTGGGTCGAGAACACCGACACTGACCTTCCGTGGGTCACGAGCTACGTCGAGACGCTGCTCTTGAGTTACATCTGGTACGGATCGACCGTGGCCACTCTCAGCCGGGAGATCAAGAAGGTCATCAAGGGCTTCCTTGAAGTGACTTCCGACGCCCCCGACGCAGAGCTTCCGTTCAAGTTGCACGACTTCGGGTACCGTGGCGTGGCCGCAGGTGCTGCAGGTCTGGGCGGTGCAGCGCATCTCGTGAACTTCATGGGAACTGACACGGTCGCGGGCATCGAATTCGCCCAGGAACACTACAACGCCGATGTTTGCGGCTTCAGCATCCCGGCCAGCGAGCACTCCACGATGACCAGTTGGGGCGAGGAGAACGAATACCAAGCATACAAGAACATGGTGAAGCAGTACGCTAAGCCTGGTGCGATTTTCGCGTGTGTCATCGACTCGTACGACATCGACACTGCGATCCGTATGTGGGCAGTAGACATCGACCCGGAGACGGGGCTGACGCTCCTGGAACAGGTCAAGGAAGCAGGTGCGACCGTTGTTCTCCGTCCCGACAGCGGCGATGCTGTCCGCACCCCGATCAAGGTCATTGGCGACCTGATGGTGTACGTCGGTCATGAGATCAACTCGAAGGGCTTCAAGGTGCTCCCGAAGCACGTCCGGGTCATCCAGGGCGACGGCATCGACGGCATCGATCTCCAGAAGATTCTGATGCAGATGACCGAAGAGAAGCTGAGCGCCTCGAACATCGCGTTCGGCATGGGCGGTGGCCTTCTGCAGAAGGTGAATCGCGATACATTCAAGTTCGCGATGAAGGCCTGCTATGCTCTGATCAACGGCATCCCGACCGACGTTCGTAAGCACCCATCGGGTGACCCGAGCAAGAAGAGCAAGGGCGGGCAGGTCACGGCGTGGCGCGTGAACGGCAAGCTGGTGGCGGGTGTCGAGGACAAGCGTCCCGAAGGTGCTGGCCGGATGCAGGCCTGCGTCCCGATTTACCACAGGTACGGCCGCGTGAACTTCTTCGAGAAGATCGACTTCAACGAAGTACGCAAGAACGCGGAGGTGGTGTGACCACAAAAGCCGCCTCCGGAACGAATGCGGCCAAACAGGAAAGGAATTTCCTTACGAATACGAGGGGACGTGACCGATCATCTGATCCGCCAAACTGTTTCGGGTCCGACTAGACTTTCGACGTCTCTTATCGTATCATTCGGACTATCCAGTCCATACAACGAGAAAGGGATAACCGTCAGCCAGACAAGTGGTCGTGACGTAGCTCGAGCCCGAAAAGAAATACCCGGACTGGAAGGAAGGCGGACTTCACCACCCGCTAAAGTATGACCTGCGCTGGCGAAGAGCTAACAGGTGTCGATTCTCGATTTTGATAGAGCTGGGTCGAGCGTCGTGGCGAGAACCTCGAAAGAGGCCAACATCGACTGATAGGGCGGAGCAGCTTCTCCCCGTCCTGGTTCCAAAAGGTCGACACTCTATCATGTTCGAAAGGCCTATAGGGTGAATTCGACTTGGTTGGGAATGGACGGCCCAACCATGCTCTCTCGACCTTCGTGTGAAACTGTTCAAGAGATCCATTCAAATGTTCAATTATCTTCAATCACTTATCAATGTTCGTCGCCTTCTCTCCGATCCAGAACATTGGACACGACATTACGGTGCCAGGGACCAATTTGGTCAGCCTGTGAATGCGGAAGATCCGGCTGCTCGTTGCTGGTGTCTAATTGGAGCAGGGTACGTCTATAACGTGCCGTTTACCATCTTGGATGCAGCGGCTGTCCGGGAAGGGTATGACAGCGCCATCGACTTCAACGATGATCCTCTGGTCGATCACGCCCGTGTACTCGACTTCCTGGACAACCTGATCAGAACGTCAATTTGCAACGCCATCCTTTAGCAGTACCACGGAGAATGACCTTGGAACAAGTAGAAGCTATCGTCCATCAAGAACCGCCTGTTGGAAACCTCGTAAAGCCGAAGTACGCTGGTATCGGTTCACGTGTGATCACCGAAGACATCTGGGCCCGAATCATAGGGATCGGATCGTATCTCCGTGGACAGAACTGGACCTGCGTCTCAGGTGGGGCTGACGGTTCTGACACCGCGTTTGAACAGGCCGCTCGAGACGACTTCGAGGTCTGGCGACCGAAGGACGCGACGGTCGAAGCCCGTGAGATCGCGGAGAACTTCCACCCCAACTGGGACGGTTGTGATCGGTACACGAAGGCACTCCACGCACGTAACTCGATGATCATCCTGGGTGAGGACTGCAACACACCCGTCCAGTTCGTCGTGGCCTACACCGAGGGCGGCAAGCTAAAGGGTGGGACGGCTCAAGGGCTGCGGATCGCGAAAGCTTACCAAATCCCGATCTACAATATCGGGCAGTTCCCGGACGAGGGGTTCTTCCACTTCCGTGAGTGGTACAAAACTATCATCAACCAGTAAGGAGTTTCAAAATGTCGATCCTGATTCTGTTGACCGTAATTGCCATCGCTTTGTTCACTGCGGCTGTCGTTCTGTTCCGGTGGTACGATCGCACCCATTCGGATTGGGGTATCATCCCTTCGTCTCCTCGATCGTTCTGGGGCTGTTCTCGATCATTCTTCTGGTGGTCATCGCCCTTAGCGGCTGGGCTTGGGCTGCGGCACCCGTCAAGGCTGATATCGTGAACCAGGAATTCGGGACGAACTACACAGCCAAACAGATCTACTTCGCTTCGGATGTGATCGACGAGATCCGTGATCTGAAGCGGGCCCGTATCGAGGTCAAGGGTGACCAGGTCGAGAAGGTTGTGGCGGTCCCGACCAGGTGAACCAGAACGAAACTGAACGGCTCCTAAACGGGGCCTTCAGTCTGACTTGACTTTCGATACAGAATCTCGTATCATACGAAGTATGAAAAAGATCAATACGGTTCCAAAGTTCCAAAAAGCACTCGTCGAGTACGGTATGCCCGTGCGCTCGGTCACCCGTCTCGACGACAAAGCATATGCTTTGACCCTCAAGGTTGTCACCGAACCGGAAGGCGACTTCCAGGATATGATGTCCAAGTTCGAGGAGATGGTCAAGGCTTTGCAGTTCATCATCCCAGCTCTGGGTGCCTATCACCTGATGGGAACGGATGTTGGTGAATCCTTCCTCCTCTACGTCCAATTCGACGGAGTTTGAATGAACGTCACACTTACACCCCGCCTGGAGAAGGAAGCAAACAATGATTAACATGATCGAGGCTGGAGAGGCCCTGAAGATGACCGAGGCAGCATACGAACACGTGATGAAATCGACTGCCGCGGATCTTTTCGCTCGAATCGAAGTTGAAGCGAAGAAGGGTTGCCGCGTAGCTTCCGCTCTGAGCGACTTCGTACCTGGTTTCAACCTCAAGCGGCGTCTCTTCAAGCTGGAGTACGAGAAGGACTTGATCACCTACTTCAAGTCCTATGGATACAAGATCAAGCGAAAGGTCCGTGGTTGGACCAGCTGCTCCATCGAATTCGAGGTGAAATGGTGAACAACCTGACCCTAATCATCGGCTCCCTCGCGCTCCGGATGGCGAACATCTCGACTGGACGCAAGTCGTTCGACGTGGATCTGATCGCTCGTCCCGAGGACGCGGCGCGATTCATCAAGGCCGAACAGGTCGACGGCGTCAACTACAAGATCACCTACTCGGGCGACATGACGCATATCCATGCGATCCCCGACAACCTCGAACGCGCCCGTATCATCGACATCGAACTCGCGTGGCCTGAGACAACCGCGCTCAGCCTGCTCGAGCTTCTGGAAGGGTGCGGCAAGTCTGGTGTGGTCTTCGCGACCCCGGACGAAATCTTCGCACTCAAGACGAGCCACAAGTACAAGAAGAACTCGCCGCACTTCTCGAAGACCCGGAAGGACATCATCCTACTGCGTGAACACGGTTGCAAGATTCCTGCTCACCTGAAGGCGTGGTGGAAGGATCGAGTCCGCGAGACGTACAACTACAAGCATCCTCGCCTCAAGGGTGTAGGCAAGGCTGACTTCTTCAATGATGACGACATCAACTACGTGTACGACCATGACGCAATCCATATGGTCGTCAAGAACCTACAGCAGCCAGCCTACCGCTTCTTCCAGCCTGAGGGTGAGGAAGTTCACACTTCGAAGGAAGAGTTCCACGCTCAGCCGAAGTACGTGAAGCTGTTCGCCGTCCTCGAGGAAGCATACGTCCTGTCCCTGGAGCGCGCGATCATCCCGTTCAACCTGTTCGGTGACGAGGTGAAGTGCCGAAAGGCTTTCGACACCGCGCTCGAGAAGGTCGCGACGTCGATCACTTCGGGTTGGTTCCGCAAGTACGCCTACGACAATTTCGACGCGGTCAATGCGCTGTACGACGCTGCGTACGTTGCTCGTTTCAAGGCCGCCGCCGATCGTGGTGAGGTCACACCATACTCCAAGAAGGAAATGATCGCATGAGCTACTACATCCTGATCGGTTTCCTCTACGCGATGGTAGCACTCGTCTTCAATCCTGGCGTGTTGACTGGCGCAACACGAAAAGACACGGTGAAGAATGTCGCGTGGTTCGTAGTATTCGGTTTCATTCTCTGGCCGATTGGTGTCGGCTACTCCATGTACCTAGACTGGAAGGAAGCAAATGAACAAGAACGAGTCGAGTCAGCAGATGTATAAGTTCATCAAGATCAAGAACATCAAGACCTTCCGGAAGGCTGACACCAAATTGGACGTAGGCCTGACGGCTACGTTGGTTATGGAGGAGACTACCGAGATTCCGCGAATCTTCCGATCTCCTCGCTACGAGACACGAATTGTAGAAAGAGATATCTGGTCGAAGACGGATTTCGGTTTCTTGCGGTGGCGTGATGACGGGAAATTCATCCCTGATGATCTGACATATGCTGTGGTTATGGCTGTGTCCTTTGGGGAGGCGGAATATGCAAGCTGACTACATCATCACCCACACCAACCGTGAGGTTTGGTTGCCAGCCGCCGATCCGCTTTCGATACACATCGAAGACATCGGCCACGCTCTTTCGATGGCCCCGCGCTTCGCAGGCCATATGAACTTCTTCTATTCCGTGGCGCAGCACTGTTTGAATGTCTCCCGAATCTTGCCGCCACACAAGAAGCTCCAGGGTCTGATGCATGATGGCATGGAAGCATACCTCTGCGACATTCCGACTCCGTTCAAGGTGATGCTCGGGAACTACGATCAGCTGGAAAACGAACTCTGGCTGGCCATCGCATCCCGATACGAACTACCCGTCTATCTCGATCCGGAAGTCAAGGAAGCCGACAGGATTATGCTCATGACCGAGCGTGACATCCTGAAACCGAATTCGCCGAAGTGGTCGGCCAAGTACGAGGCCATCCCGCGTTCGTATCATCCGGGTCTGGACATCACGGAACGTCCGTGGCGTGAGGTCAAGGATGAGTTCATCGAGACCTTCCATGTACTGACTGAGCTTAAATACTTCTGAAACCCACAGGAGTAGATAATGATCCAGAAAACATACCTTGAATGGCTCGCCAAGGAGAACTTCGCACCCGAGACCACAATCCCGATGACTGGGGGAAGCTCCTTCAGCCGTCCCGTCCGTCTCGGACACCCGAAGTGCCGTGAGAATGGTCAGCTGATGGTGAACGTCATCCGCCTTGATGGTGAGGATGATTTCACGATGAATGTCACTGGTAAGGCCCGCAATTACTGGACGACAATCAGTGCCTACCAGATTCCTGAAGCGGAACTGGTCAAGGAAGGCCGCAACATCGAAGCCCGATTGGTGAGCGCATGGATGGAAATGGTATCCTGAATTTCCTCCGTGAACACAAGGAAGAACTGCTGATGGACATGCAGTTCAAGCATTGTGCCGCGTGCGCAGGTCCGAAACTTTACCGAGTCTATCGCTCCCCACGAGCAGCAGAACTCGGAACGATGTTGGAGCAGTACGAAAATGAGTTACGGTCTCACTGACCTAATCAAAGACCATCTGACAGGTGCCGTCGAACATGCGCCGCCCAATGTGGCGGCGCAACGTCTTGCGATCTGTCGAGCCTGTGACCGATTCATGCCGAAAGTTCAGACGTGTGGCATCTGCTATTGCTACATGCCGGAGAAAGTCAAGCACGCTAAGTCCGAATGTGCAGCAACGCCACCTATCTGGCGAGCGTATCCCGAGCAGTAAAGGAACAAACATTATGACGATTGTATTTCTCGATCTCGAGGAGACAGTCATCGACGACATCAACAGCGCGATCATTCTAGTCGAGCGCTGTGAACAGATCCGCAAGGTCCTCGATCACATTCAACCCGACAAGCTCGGGATCCTCTCATGGGCAATCTGGAACGAGTCTGAACGCAAGGCTTTCCTGAGCTCATGCACGAAGGCTCGAATCGAGGCCCACATTCAGCGTCAGTTCGACCACGACCTAATCTGGTCGATGGAAACCGTGCGCGACAACATCTTCAAGATCTCCGGAAAGCAGTTCTTCGTCGAGGACTTCTTCGACCTCTTCGGGAAGGAAGAGTGTCTGAATTTCCTCTTCAGGAAGCATTTCTTCAAGGAGGACGTGGTTCTGATTGACGATACTGTATCCCACAAACACGTCACAGAGTTCAATGGTCTGCGTCTCGTGTACCTAAATGCCAAGCTACTTGGGTAAATAGAAGACCAGACACGTCATTACCTACGGATATCCAAAACGCTTTGCAAAGAAGGTACCACAATGAAGACATTCGAAGAATTCCTGGCCGAGAAGGTCGCACTCCACGACGGAGTTCGTATCGAGAAGGACAAGTCTCACACAGGCACCATCCAACACAATGGTGAGATGGTCAAGCAAGTCAAGCACAACGTCTACGTTAATGATCAACACATTGGACACACGCTGTCGACCAGTATTACACCGCATAAGAAGATTACTGGCTCACGTCTCGTCAAGCCAATGGCTGCGAAGATCATGCACGGCACTTACTATAAGGCGGACGAAAACGGCGGCCACCACATGCGTGGGTCGTGGGATACCGACGTCCACCACCAAGCCAACATGATGGCTGCACACCACAAGCGGAAGCCAGAATAATGAAGACATTCGAAGAATTCCTGACCGAGAACGAACTGCTGTCTGAGGAGTTCGACCACGAACACCAAGCCATCGCTCGTCGCGACGAGCTTCGCAAGAAGTATCCAAACCGCCAGTACACGCACCAGCAGGGTCGCAAGTCTGGCAAGTGGCATGTGATGCACCACACCTCAGGCGGCTCGTCCTCGGTAAATTGACATGTTCATGGTCTCTCGCAATGCGCTGGGTAATCTAATCGGCGAGGCCGAATCAAGTGATGATTACTCAGCCTACAACTTCGTTGAGAACGGGAAGATGCGTTCGCACTACAAAACCGACCTCACAGAGTGGAACCTGCGCGAGATCCTTCAGAGTCAGAAAGAGAAGAAGATGTATGCGATTGGTCGATACCAATTGCTTCGGACGACTCTTGAAGAAGCAATCAAGGCATTGCGTCTGAGCCTCGACCATCTGTTCAATGAAGGTGTGCAAGATTACATCTTCGACGGATACCTGATCACCAGGAAGCGTCCTGCGATCATGGCCTACATTGAGAATCGCGGCGACTATCGCAAGTGTCGTCTCTCACTAGCTCGCGAGTGGGCGAGCCTCCCCGTTCTACCAGGTACCACACTCCACAACGGAAAGATCGCAGCTGGTGGTGAAAGCTACTACGCAGGCGATGGACGCAACAAAGCACATATCACCGACCAAGAGATTTCGGAAGCCCTCGAAGCAACCAAGTCAGCTTGTCGTAAGCACACATATCCGGGCTACTAGCACAACAGGCAGATGCGCCACCCTTAAAGCGTGGATGTTCAGGGTTCGAATCCCTGGTAGCCTACCAACTCCAAAGGAGAAACCATGTCGTTTGAAGATTTCCTGAAGCAGAAAGAGTCCCTGATGGAAGCAGGGAAGACCGCGCAAGACACAACACGCCACGGTTGGTAATCATGAAAACTTTTGAAGAGTTCCTATCAGAGAGCGTCCAGGATGAGATCAAGGCGATCGAAGCCAAGATCGAAGAGATCATTAAGGACGGTGGCAGAGTCGCACTGAACGATCCTCTATCGAGGCGACTGATTCAACTTCGCGCCCGGGCGAAAGCACAAAAGAAGTAAGCAAACCTCAAAGGGTATCGGCAACGCATTGACTTGCGCGCCGATACCCTTTATTATCAGTGATATCTCATAAGGAGCTCAACGTAGCATGGAATCTATCGAAACACCTTGGTCCTCAGTAGGATACCTGACATACAAGCGCACGTACGCCCGCGAGCTTGATCATGAGACAGGAAAGACTGAGGAGTTCACTGATACAGTCGAGCGTGTGATCAACGCGGCACGTGATCAGTTGAACGTCGGCTTCACTGAAGAAGAAGAGAACGAACTCCGTCGCTACTTCCTGGAGCTGAAGGGTTCCGTCGCTGGTCGATTCTGGTGGCAGCTCGGAACTGACACCGTCAAGCGTTTGGGTCTGCCTTCGCTACAGAACTGCGCGTTCACTGTCGTCGATCATCCTGTTCGACCATTCACCTGGGCATTTGATATGCTCATGTTGGGCTCGGGCGTCGGCTTCAACATCCAACGCGAGTTCGTCTACAAGCTACCTCCAGTTCGTGAACAGTTCGTCCCACCAGTCCGTGATGACGACAAGCAAGCCGACTTCATCGTTCCTGATACGCGTGAAGGTTGGGTCCAGCTTCTGCATCACACTCTGAAGTCCGCATTCTACGACGTCGACGGCTATCCAGCTGGATTCTCATACTCGACTCAGCTGATTCGTGGACGCGGAGCGGCAATCAAAGGCTTCGGCGGCGTGGCTTCGGGTCCAGAAGATCTGGTTCGCGGCATCGAGCAGATCTCCAAGGTTCTTGAGGCTCGAGCCGGCACCCAACTGCGCCCGATCGACTGTCTCGACATCATGAACATCATCGGCTCGGTCGTCGTAGCTGGTAACGTTCGTCGCTCAGCTCAGATCGCAATTGGTGACGCGGATGACCTCCAGTACCTCGCGGCGAAGCGTTGGTCGGACGGTAACATTCCAAACTGGCGTTCAATGTCGAACAACAGCGTCGTGTGCAACGACTTCCGCTTCCTCCCCGACGACTTCTGGAAGAACTACGAGATCAATCCTGAAACCGGCTTCGCGAAGTCCGAGCCGTACGGACTGATCAACCTCAAGCTCTCCCAGGGTACTGGCCGAATCGGCGACACCCGTTACAAGGACAAACTGGTACGTGGCTACAATCCATGCGCCGAACAGTCTCTCGAGAACCATGAGACTTGTTGCCTCGCAGAGACGTACCTGCCGAACATCCAGACCTACGAAGAGTTCGTCAAGGTTCTGAAGTACCTGTACCGCATCAACAAGCACTCGCTGCGCCTACCTTGCCACCACAAGGAGACCGAGGCCGTCGTGCACAAGAACATGCGTATGGGCATTGGCATCACTGGATACGCCCAGGTCTCCGAGGAGAAGCGCGCATGGCTTGCGCCAGCATACGAGGAGCTACGTGCATATGACCGTGAGTACTCCAAGGCTCACGGCTGGCCGATCTCGATCAAGCTGACCACTGTCAAGCCATCGGGTACGCTCAGCCTCATCCCAGGCGTGACACCAGGCTGGCACCCGGGTTGGGCGCAGTACATGATCCGCCGCATCCGCATTGCTTCCGAGCATGCGTTGGTCGAGGTCTGTCGCGCGCACGGCTACCCGGTTGAGTATCAGAGGAAGTTCGATGGCACGCTCGACTACAGCACCGTGGTCGTCGAGTTCCCATTCGCGTACCCTGAAGGTACCATCCTGGCAAGTGAAGTTAGCGCTGTCGACCAGCTTGAGATCATCAAGCGCCTCCAGACTGAATGGTCGGACAACGCCGTCAGCTGCACGGTCACCTACCGCGACGAAGAGCTGCCGGAGATCCAGGCGTACCTCAAGAAGAACTTCAACAAGAACTTCAAGTCTCTGAGCTTCTTGCGTCACAGTGGTCACGGCTTCGACCAGGCTCCATACGAAGAGATCACCGAGGATGAGTACCTAGCTCGAATCGCGTCCAGTCGCTTGATCACCTCGATCGACAGTGTTGACTTCGAGGCAACCGAAGAATGTGCAGGTGGCGCATGCCCAGTCAAGTGAACTTCGTCGTCTACTCGTCCGACACGTGCGGTCCATGCCGTGTCGCGAACGCGATCATCAAGGCCAAGGGTCACAACGTCGAGATGAAGAAGCTCGGCGTCGACTTCACCGCAGCTGAGCTGTTCGAACTCACCCACGCCAAGACTGTACCTCAGGTGTTCGTCGAAGGTCAACACATCGGCGGACTGGCTGAACTCAAGGAGTATCTAGCCAACTGGACTGGCTAAGTCATTGATTTCATTGAACCTGCTAGAAACCCTTCGTTGTGTTTTCTCTAATGATCTCAATGACTTACGTTTTCTAGCGTCAAATCTGTGGAACTCACGAAGGTCTAGACCTTCGTGAACACCCGTAGATGTGGATTGAAACTGAACGGCACCTAAATCGGGTGTCGTTCCTGTCTTGACATGAACCACAAGAAGTCATATTATATCGAGTATGGAAAAGGAGAACGGAATGCAGCTGAACCCCGAATGGCTCTACGCAGCGGTCGTGTTGAACGAGGACGGTACTCGTCTCGGAACTGTCGGCAAGGTCAACGGTGACCTGGTGACGGTGTACAGCAAGGGCAAGCCGCATCTTCTGAGCGCCATGAAGCTCGACCAGGCTGGCCTGATCAGCAAGAACGCCGTCCATCGGAAGTACATCTAATGAAGCCCAACCTAGATCGAATCGTCATCGCCCCGCCTCTGTGTACTGACGCAGAATCCTTGTTCAGCTGTATCGACCGGAACCGTGAACACCTCACGAATCTGGTATGGGTCAAGGTGTAATGACCAAGATCGTGGATGATATGATCCGCGACGTCGAGAAGCCTGTCCATGCTCGCATCCGAAAGATGAATCATGCGTCCGCTCGAGTGCTCGAGAAGAACGCTTTCATCCCGTGTATCGACGAACACGATCCTGAGTGGATCACGTTCAAACTGAACGTAGCCTAAATGAGGTTCGAAAAGTGCTTGACACTCCAACCGTTGGCAGTTACAATATGCGGGAACTAAGGAGAAGCCAAATTGTCCAAGCGTAAGAACCTCCAGAAAGAACTCGTCGAAAAGGCCCTCGGCCGCGGCACGGAGCCGTCCTGGGAATTGGGTCGTGAACCCTCCAAGAAGGAACTAGCCAAGGTCCTCAACTACTACAACGCCAATCACGACGAGAAGGACAAGCGCAAGTGGGCCGCAACGTGGCTCAAGAAGCAGCGTCCGGACCTCGTCGCTGACCATGAAGCTGCTCCTCTCTGGCAGAACGGTACTTTCGCGGTTCTGATGCGCCTCGAGTCACGCGGTCTGACCTTGTCGTCCAAGCACCACCAGATGATGGTTGAATGGGCTGAGTCGCTCGTGAAGCCGGCCGTTGTGGTCGATGAAGACGGTGCTCCGAAGAAGAAGCGAGTGAAGGTCAACCCGAACCCTCAGCTGTTCGACGACGTCCTCGACGACGCGGTTTCTGACCCCAAGCACAACGGTATGTTCGAAGTCGACCTGAAGCAGGACACTTCGATGATCTTAGCCTACTGCGAGAAGGAGCTCGAGACCATCAAGGCTGAGCCTGAGGCGTACCCGAATCACATGAAGCGCTGGTTCAAGGCTGTGATCGACCGTCTTGCGAAGGTCGAGAAGGTCGTCAAGACTCGCGTGGTTCGCGTGAAGAAGGTCCGCAAGGTCGATCCGGTCAAGGCCACGAAGGGCGTCAAGTTCCTGAAGGAAGTGCCGGAGCTCAAGATCAAGTCCGAGAAGCCGTCGGACTTGGTAGGCAAGAAGAAGGCCTACCTCTACCACTCCAAGTGGAACATGCTAATCAAGGCCCAGGCCAACGACGCGGGCTTCGCGTTCAAGGGACAGGCCCTCGACAACCTGGACCTCACGAAGGTCGTCGGCAAGAAGCTCCGGAAGCCGGAGGAGTTCTTCAAGGAAGGCGTCGGTATCCGAGTCCTCGACCGGGCATTTGGTCTGATCAAGACCAAGGATACCAAGCTCGACAAGGTTCGCTTCAACGACGGCATGGTCATCATCAACCTCTCTTAAATAAGGAAACTGAACATGGATACTCTCGACAACTTCGACAACTTCGGCCTGGTGAAAGCCGTCAATTCCGCGATCACCGGACGCCGTGACCACCGGGCCGCATGGAACCGTTACCTGACTCTCGAAGGTGCCGCCCGCAGGACTTGGCGCAAGGCCTTCACCACGCTGATGCTGCGCGCGGAGAACCTGAAGGACTTCAAGAAGGCTGTTGGTGATTCCTGGGAGATGGTCGGCCCGAAGTCCCACAAGATCTTCTTCGACTCTGAGCTGGACGTAATCGAACACGTCATCGGCAAGAGCTGGTAATGGCTTGCAAGTGTGGTGACGTGATCCGTCCCAAGCTGAACGGCACCTAAACCAGGTTCCTAGAACGCTTGACTCTGAGATCGAGATCCAGTATCATTACGGTATGATGAAGAAAACGATAAAAGAAGCCCAAGCCGATCACCGCAAGGCCATCCGCGCCGCCCTAAAGCATCCAGCCTATTCCGATGCCCGTCGGGACGCCATCGCCGCCGCTGATCAAGCCTATTCCGATTTCATCAACGCCAAGTAACAATCATCCAACGAGGAGTTCCAAAGATGACGACCTTCAACCGGACCCTGCTCACCGAGAAGTCCCCGATCACTGAGACCAAGGCGCAGTTCTTCGCCCGCAAGGCTATCGAGTACAAGAAGCTGTGGGAATACTTCAAGCAGACCGGCAACGTCATCGCCCGTGAGCAATCGGCGGACATGTGGCACGCCTTCTCGTTCTTCTCGACCGAGGGTGAGCAGAAGCAGTGGCATTACGAGAACGGCAACGGAATCTCGCGCCTCCAGGCCTCGACTTCCGCACAGGCATACCTGTGAGGTCGTTCAAGACCTTCCTGATCTATACGGCGAATGGTAAGGTCATCTCCGAGGTACGACACCCCGCCGCCACGGTCGGGGTGCTCGTCCAAGACCTGAAAGGGCACTGGGTGAACAAGGTCACCAAGGGCGGGCACAAGTTCCAGGCTTTCCAGCTGGACAATGACAGCTATTTCGAGCGGATGGGTATAGTGGTCTTTCTCGACGCCGGCTCGTTCATCGCCGAACAATTCTGAGGAACAATCATGACCGAGTTCAAAGCGGGAGACCGCATCGTTGTCACCGACCCGCTGGATTTCAGCCGCCACTTCTACCGCGAGCAAGCGGTGGGCACCATCCTCATCGTTGAAGGGCCGGAGAGTATCCTGGTGGCCTTCGAGGAAGGTGACTTCACCACCAACGAAGGTGCCGTAGCTGGCGAAGGCTTTGCCGCGATGTCTCCGAACTCCTGGTGGGTCGAAGCCAACGAGATTGAACTCGTATGAAGTACGTGCCTGAGATCGGCGACATCGTCCTCTTCAAGCCGCCAGGCGCCGGCCATCGGCGCGTGGGTGAGGTCAGCAAGTACGTCGGGAATGCTCAGTTCGAGATCCAGACGTCTCACACTCCACTCGAGAACTTCGTGATCCACGAAGACCTGCTCGAAGAATACGACGGGACCTGGTGATGAAAGTCTTCCGATTCAACATCCACACCGTCGCGTACATCGCCGCCGAGAACTTGCGGGATGCTTATATGGTTGCCGAGCGAGAAGCTGGGCGAATCATGGCCGATGACCCGAACCCCGATATCGACTACGTCGAAGAAGTCAAGACGCCCGCCGAAATGGAACTGACGTTTGACAACTGGGACGCGAATTGCATTCCTTACGGTGCTGTGACAGGCACCATCGCTCAAATCCTGGGCGGATAAATACAGGATGCCTATTCAGCCCAAGATGCCGTTCTCGAAGGTCGCCAAGATTCTGACGACTCAGTTCACTACAGGTGGACAGATGTCCAAGGATGCTCCGGGACCGACCAAGACGGCAAAGGGTGTTCAGGCACCCTACTCGGCCGTTCAGAATGCAGACCCGACCGAGGCCTTGCGTGTCGTCAAGCAGCCGCGCAAGGCCGTGATCATCGTCACGCCATTCGTCGCCGAAGACCCAGCGAAAGCTGCCATGATGCAGCGCTACGCATTGCGATGCTTCCGCGACTCACTCGGAAAGGTCGAAGCACCACTGGTCACGAATGCAATGTTCGGTGACCTGAACATCCGAAACCCAATCGAACGCGACCTCGGTCTTCAGTCCCAGCTGGCCTGGATGAAGGCGGCCGATCTCGTCGTGTTCTACGTGGACTTCGGAATCACTCCAGCGATGGAGGTTGTCATGAACGCCGCCAAGCTCAAGAACAAGCGAATCGAGCAGCGCCTTATCGGAGCGGTCGCATGAACCACATTGAGGGCCTTCGCGCCAAGGTGGCGGCCCATCTCGACGATTGTAGTTCGGATTGTCTGCAACTGACAAAGACCGGTACCTGGCCCACATCTTGTGTGACGCTCGAAATCATCCGTGAGGCCGCCGACAAGCTAGGCGTTCCATTCAGCAGCGCGATGTCGATCATCCAGGCGATGGTCGCATCTGAGGCGTTGCAATTCGTCGTCAAGCAGTGGGGCTGACCTGCTGCTCAACCTGAACGGCGCCCAAATCAGATATTCTGACCCCTTGACTTTGAACTCGAGATCCAGTATCATTCTCTATACGATAAAGGGATAGGGAAGTAACAGATGAAGGCAGAATTGCGCAAGATCTTCGGCTCCACGGTGACGACCCACGATCTCTGGTCTCACAACAAGAAGTACCTGGAACGCGCTCGCTCAGGCGAGCTGAAGCAAGTCAAGCGTGGTGTGTGGGACTTGACGGGTGAAGATGCTCCGGTGGTCCTGAACCTGCAGCCCGTCATCGACGCGGAGACGATCCGCCAGCGCTTCGAGGTCATGGGTTTGCTGGCCGACGGTGTAGCGGACAAGAACATCCGCTCCCTGATCATCGCTGGGGCCCCGGGCGTAGGCAAGACCTTCGAACTCGAGCGGAAGTTGAAGCACGCGGAACGGTCCGGCAAGATCACTTCGATGATCAGCATGAAGGGCTCGATCAGCGCGTTCGGCGTCTACGAGACGCTCTGGAACAACCGCGAGGCTGGCCAAGTCATCCTGCTCGACGACATCGACGCGGTCTTCGACAACGAAGAAGCCCTGAACCTCCTGAAGGCCGCCCTGGACACTGGCAAGCGCCGTAACGTGTCCTGGCAGAAGGCCTCGCGCCTCCTGCAGGAGCGGGACATTCCCAACTCGTTCGACTACTGCGGCCAGATCGTGTTCATCTCGAACCTGGACCCCGACAAGATCATCGCCAAGGGTGGCCGCTTGGCCCCACACATGGCGGCCCTGATCTCCCGCTCCGTGTTCCTCGATCTCTGCATTCACGACAACGAGTCGATCATGATCCGCGTTGAGCAGGTTCTGACTGATTCGACTCTGGCGGAAGACCTGAATCTCAACAGCGACGAGGTCGAAGACATCCTAGACTTCATGAAGTCCAACGTGAAACGCCTGCGTCAACTCTCCATCCGCACGGTGCTCCAGTTGGCGTCTTTCATCAAAACCACTGAAGATTGGCAGGTCATCGCGGAAGCGACGATGCTGCGCCCGGCCCGCTGAGGAGAACGAAGATCAACTTCTACAGCAACCAACCAATCCGTGTCGGCGACCTTGTTGAGGTCGCCCAGGACGCAAAGTCTGGCCTCGACGGCTCGTATTGTCGGGTGACCCGCGTGGACAACCTGACTGCGATCGCAACGTGTCGGCATGTGAAACGAGGCGGCACGCGTGACATTCATGTCTCGAAGCTCTCGATCATTGGGAGTTTCCGGATCGAACAACTCAAGATGGAGTACAAGCTATGACTCTGCGACAACGAAACAGGAACGCCCTGCCGATTCTCGATCTCAACGGACCCGAAGGAAACGCCTTCGGTCTTCTGGGCCTGGCGAATCGCTGCATGCGAGAACTGGACTACGACGACGTCCGCTGCCAAGAGATCAAGGCGGAAATGAAGTCAGGCGACTATCGCAACCTGGTCGAAGTCTTCGAGCGTGAATTCGGCGAGTACTTCGACATCATCCTTCCGGACTCCTGGGACTACTGACATGGCACGTGTCGTTGACGAAGATCCGATGATGTATAAGCGTTGTGGCTGCCGAGGCTGCGCCGCTCGAGTTGAGTACACGCAGAACGAGGTGAAGACCTACCACGGTACCGACATTTCGGGCGGTCCCGCCGGCTACGAATGGATCAACTGTCCACGTTGTGGCAGGGAGATCATCCTCAGGTCATGGTAGTCTAGACCCACAACCTTCTACAGATTTGACGCTAGAAAATGTAAGTCATTGACTAGCTTGAAGAAAACACAACGAACGTCTTCCACGTAAGTCATTGAAGGATATGAATGAGCGAGTTCACGAAGGTCTACATGATCTGCTTTGCGTACGAGCAAGGTGTCGGTACCGGCCAGAGCTCACGTAGCAATCCGTCCTACTACAAGAAGTCCATGAACCCATACAAGGTCGGCTCAGACGAGCATGAGGCTTGGGGTTATGGATTCGACAGTGGTGCTGATCATCCGTGGCTGTCTACGATCTCGTAGGTGAGATACTGGAACGAAAACGCTTGACACGGCTCTGGATTGAGCGTACAATTATGGGACAGAACAAGGAACTGATATGACAATTCTCGAAATCCTCGACGCTGTGGCCGCCGATAATTCCCGCCTCACGAAGGAACGAATCCTGAATGAGAACAAGGACAACCAGACCCTGAAGGACGTCTTCCGCCTGGCGTACGATCGACAGATCATGTACTTCACGCGGCAGATCCCGGACGAGAAGAACTGGGCAACGCGCCCGGGTGGTCTCACCCTCGCCGAGGCGCTCGACATCCTCGAGAACGTAGTGTTCCCGAATCGCCTCCGTGGCGGTGAAAACGAGCGGATGATGGAAGACCTCTTCGCTCGACTCTACCGCAGTGATGCGGAAGTCCTGAAGCGTGTGATCCTGCGAGACCTCCGAATCGGTGCGACGTCGTCCACCGCCAACAAGGTCTGGCCGGACTTGATCACCAAGGTCAAGTTCATGCTCTGCTCGACCGAGTCGGACAAGATCGTCTACCCCGCCCTCTCCCAGATCAAGGAAGATGGCACCCGAGCGAAGTTCATCTTCGACGGTGACGAAGTCCTGCTGCTCACGCGCGCTGGCAACGACATCGAGACCCACGGTGTGTTCACTCGCTGGGCCAAGGAGCGCCTCCAGGCTGGTGACATCCTCGACGGCGAACTGGTTGCGTTCGAAGGCGGCAAGCGCATGAACCGCCAGACGTCCAACGGCATCGTCAACAAGGCCGTCAAGGGTACGATCTCCAAGGATGAGGCAGACAAGCTGACCTTCATCGTCTGGGACATCGAGACACGTCCGTGCGACGAATACCACACCAGGTACTCGGAACTCGAGAAGTACGACAATTTCCTGGGCAACCTCGAGGACAAGGACAAGGTCGTCGTGGTCGAGACTCGTTGGGTGTACAACTACGAAGAAGCCCTGGAACACTTCAAGGAAGCACGCCGCCGTGGTCTTGAGGGTACCATCCTCAAGAACAAGAGCTCGATGTGGGAGCCGAAGCGTTCCAAGGAACTGGTCAAGTTCAAGGCCGAACACGAAGGCGAATTCAAGGTCGTCGGCGTCGAAGAAGGTCGCGGCAAGAACAAGGGTCGCTTGGGCGCGCTGCTCATCGAGTCGGCCGACAGCAAGGTCGCGTGCGACGTGGGCATCTTTAAGGATGTCGGCGGCGACAAGATCCGCGACGAATGGTGGGCGAACCCGCCGAAGATCGTCACTGTGCGCTACAACGAGCGCATCAACGCCAAGGGCTCCGAGAAGCAGAAGCTCTTCCTGCCTCGCGTGATTGCTGAGCGTCTGGACAAGACCGAAGCCGACACCGTCGAGCAGCTGGAAGCCATGGAGAAGGCGACCATCGTATGACGCGCCCTCTCTACGAAATTCCGATCTCAGCTGCGAAGGCCATCGCTGATGAATATGGTTACGACCAGATCATCGTGATCGGCCGCCGTGTCGGCGAGAGTCCTGATCCGCATGGTGAGCATGTGACGACTTACGGTATCAACGCTGAACACTGCCGAGTCGCCGCCATGGCCGGAGACCACCTGAAATACAACGTGATGAAGTGGCCACGAACATGACACAAGAGTGGGAAGCAACCGCCCGAGTCAACTTTCAGAAGGAAGATGAGACTGAGGTTCATATCCTCAATTTCTTCATCACTCACGACGAACACTACTCTGAGTCGTGTCCTCTATGCGTGTTCAGTCGTGGGCATCTGGGACGACTGTTCGAGTTCCTGGATGACAGCTGGTTCGTGGCGAAGGACTCACCCTCACCGAATCCAACCAAGACGATCTGGTGTCTGACAGGTGAGATGACAGACGACGAGTTCGTTTCGATCCTGATCAGCAACTTCATGGACACCATGCGCGCAGCTCACGTCAAGACGATCTCTTTCCGTGACGCGAACAAGGGTGGCCCGAGTTCAATCTACGACGTACAGGAAGACAAGTTCATCCAATGAAGTACATTCATTTCAACACCAGCCGCAAGGTCTCTCGCCGCCACCTGGTGTGGTTGGTGGGCCTCGGTCAGATCGTGGATGGGATCATCAACGTCTTCTCAGGCACGCTCTTCGTGTCTCGATTCGGATTCGAAGCTGCCAAGTATCTGAACAGCCGACGGATTCGCGACGCGAAAAAGATTTGACGATTTCAAGATATTTTTTCGAGAACTACCCATTCTGGACTCAACCTTCCGTAAATAGATGTATGAACAAGAAGCTGTATCCCGCCACCGAAACCAACATTCGACCAGAACTCAATGTCCTGGGCGCATGCGATCATGGTGTGAAGACAGTGGGGCAAGGCAAGTGGTTCGAGAAGACTGGGTTCGTGGATGGGTTCAGCGACGGTTAACGGTCGCAGCAAACCAGACTTCACGAACCCGGGCCTAGAAATCCCGGGTTTCGTTTTCTGAACCAGAGCTAAATCGAACCAAAGAAAAGGTTGACAAATCGCAAGGTCGGTGTTAGCATATGAAACTTGCGGTAAACGAACATCAAGTTCAACGAACCTTAACGGAAGTTGAACGAGTCCAGAAATTGGTATTGACATTTGAACAAGATGGCAGTACAATAGTTGGACAGTTAGAGACAGGGACGGCATAGAGGCTTTCCTGAGTTCATTGACAAATAGATATCGAGCGACGGACTTAGGTTCTCGGAAAGGCTGATCCAGACACGCTGCTCTGGAAACAGCGACCTAGCCTCAGGGAGTAAGAGGCACGGGCGTCTAAGTCCGTCGCTCGACTAATTCGATTTCATATCAAGTGGACCTGCGCCTAACGCGGCACTTGATTGGAGATCGATTGGTTGATTCCGATCGTGGGCGGTATCGCTCAGTGGGGTCTAGCCACCCAGAGTAAAGCTCGAAAGTCCCAGCGAGGACGAGTAGGCGCCCGGATCCTAGGGACTTCCTTACGGAGGTAAAGGACACTCGATTGCAAGGCCGCGGCTAGGCGGCTGACAGATGGGTATCAACCAATCGATTTCTGTAAGCGAGCGTTGACAATGTCACTTCTCGCTAACACTTTACGTCGCTAGCTCAATTGGGAGAGCTTCGGTCTCCAAAACCGACGGTTGTAGGTTCGAGTCCTACGCGGCGTGCCAAATTCATCCTCTCGTAGCACAATTGGAAGATGCTGCGGTTTTAGGTACCGTAGGTTGGGGGTTCGAGATTTTTAGGCTCCTTAAATATGGAGTATGAACTACTCCAGAATCTACGAACAATTGGTACAGCGAGCTAAAGACCGGGTTCCGGAAGGCTATGTCGAAAGACATCACATCGTTCCGCGGTGTATGGAGGAAGCGATGAGAATTCAAACCTCGTAGCGCTTACGCCAGAAGAGCACTTTACAGCTCACGTTTTGCTGGTCAAGATGTATCCTGAAGTTCATGGACTTATCAAGGCCGTGAGCAAGATGTGCCAAGGCAAGCAACGAAAGCGAAACAAGATGTACGGTTGGTTGAAGCGACGATTCTCGGAAGAGATGAAACGCTCCCAAACGGGGTCGGGTAATTCGCAGCATGGTTTGATGTGGACTTGTAACATCGAATCGAGACAGAACAAGAAGGTTCCGAAGGACTCAGTCCTCGAAGAAGGATGGGTCAAAGGTCGGAACAAGTGGAATGAATTACAAAGGCAAAAGGTGCAAGAAGAAAGGCGCCTGCAACCTAGAAAACCGCAAGTGCGCCCAAAAGGGAAAAGGAAGTATGCTGTCCAAACCCCTCTAGGTCGCTTTGTTGGTATCGAAGAAGCCGCCATAGCGCACGGTATCACATATCAATGCGCATTGATGCGACTACGCTCAGAAAAACAAGTATTATGGGTTGTTGAAGGGAATTAGGCATACCTCCTTGGCCTAGAACCAAGGGCTTCTGGGTTCGAGTCCCAGGCGACCCACCAAGATTTATGCGAGTATGGTGTTTAACGGTAGCACCCCAGGCTTCCACCCTGGTGGTAGGGGTTCGAGTCCCCTTACTCGCTCCAATTAGAGAATGCTCTGTCAGGTCGTAGCTCAGCCTGGTCAGAGTTCCTGGCCTGGACCCAGGGGGGTCGTTGGTTCGAATCCAACCGGCCTGACAGAGCGTTTTCAAGTTCTACGGGATCGTTAACCTAGCCTGGTCGACGGTAGCGGACTCTTAATCCGACGGCGGAAACGCCCATCGAAGGTTCGAATCCTTCCGGTCCCACCAAGTTCTATGCCCCGGTAACTCAGTCCGGTCAGAGTAGCGGCCCGATAAGCCGTTAGCCGTTGGTTCGAATCCAACTCGGGGTACCAAGTTTGATGCGAGATACAATCAAGGGCAGATGGCCAGCCTCATAAGCTGCGCGGTTATGGGTTCGAATCCCGTTCTCGCTACACAAATTATCACCAATGTAGAGTGCGCGCTAACTGGTGAAGCGGACGGGCTGTAACCCCGTTGCCCCTCGGGGACGTGAGGTTCGATTCCTTCACTCT